AAAGATAAATTAAAAGAAAAACAGGAGAACAAATATGTTTACAGTTGATTCAGTAAAGTTGGTGATTGGTGATTACAAAGTAGTTGAGTTTGATGAACAGATATTGGAAAAAACGATTCAAAAGTTCGATGAAGACGCATCCTACAATGACGCTTACTTGGTGGTAAGTAAAGATGGAGAACTTTACTTGGTTCTTGAATACAATGATTACACAAGAATAGTAAATGATTCATTTGATGAAGGAATTTCAGACGAAGATGCTTACTGCGAAACAATCGAGAATGAAATTGGTGATTTCTTTGAAGATTTGAGCGAATATGACGAAAGATTCTATACAATGTTCAAACCTCTTTTTGTTGATATTTACCACACAATTAATGAATATTGTTTGGACAAAGAGAAGTTTTTGAACTATTTCTACAAAAAGAATGTTGATGGCATAGACTATGATGCAGTCGAATACTTCAAATACTGTCTTGACAGAGGTGAAATTACAAGATTCATTACAGGCAATTACTAAGCATATTAGTGTTAGTTTAACATAGATTAGAATGAGCAGTTAAGGAGGCTGCTGTAAGCTGGATTCAAACCCAGCCATTCTTGTACAGCTTTCAATTCATATTGTTAGTTCTCCTATTTGGCCCAAGTATTGCTACTTGGGTTTTTTTATTCTATTTCACTTGGTTGTATATTATCATTCCTCCCAATATACTGATTGATGTTATCGATATATACTTCCATATCTTCGTAGTTTTCTCTGATTTCTCTAATTGCTTCTCGCAATTCTCCAATGCTTGTAAGTTGTCTTGTTGCTGCTTCTCTAATTGCATTATTTGCTCGTTTGCAACCATCCATTTCATTTCTGATTGCTTGTATAGTTCGCTGATATTCTTGTTCTCGTTCTCTATATTGTCTATCAAGCTCTCTACTTTTTCCCAATCGAATGTCGTAGCATAGACTGGCGAAGCAACCTGCCAACACAAATACAAAGATAAAATTACGGATCTTATCATTCACTTGCTATTCTCCTCTCGTATTTTGAGTAATTGTTCTATACATTCCCTGCACCAATCATAGATCAAGTGCTTGAAATCTTCGCTTTTATAATACTGGTCTATCATATTGTTCTTCTGTATAGCAGCCCATACACTCTTCTGAACAGTGGTTATATAACTGTCCTTGAGTGATATATGGTTGAATACAATGATAGATTCGAACACATCCTTCACTTCTCCACAAACGCACTTGCTCTTCCATATATCCCAAGTCTTTGTGCGTTTGATTTCGTTGAACATTTCCGATATGCTGCTGTTGATGTATATGAACTGCTGGCGGAGTATATACCTTTCCTTGTTAGAAGCACCAAGTTTGATGCCTTTGATGTCGATATTGAAAATTCCCTTCTTTGCCAAGAACGCAAAGAAGCCCACCAATACCAATACTGCTATTATTATATACAGTCCATTACTTGATGAGAGAGCGTTGCCTAACCATTCCATACTACTTGTTTGAATACTCCTTGATTACGCTGTTGTAGAACCTGCCTTTTGATGGTGCGTTCTCAAACTGCTCTATTACTTTCTCTGGTACATCTGGGAATTCGTATTCCTTGTTGCCTCCAACGAACTGTAGATATAGTGATTTGCTATGGGGATTCCAAGTGAAGCCTTTCACGCAAGTAGATTTGATGGCATAATCTTTGATTTCACTCTTGTCGCCAGTGGAATCCATTTGAAGCTGTCCATTCTTGTCTATTGTTCTCATACTAAGAGGATCGACTGTTGTATGCCAATTGTCTTTCTTTTGTAGTTTGTCGAATATGCTCTTCAATATATTCACTTCTCATCCTCCCACACTTGAACAAACAATGCTCCGTTTCTTTCGTATGCTTGTAGTCCAAGCACATCCCTAATGAATTCTGCTCTCCTCAACAGTATTGGTGATTGTATCATCACATACTGTATCCTTAATTCCTTACAATAGTCTATGAACCCATACATCGCCTTGATTATGTTCCCACCCTTGGCACTCTTGGCAAGCAGTATGTTGTTCTGCCTGTATGGGTATTCTATGCCAAACACGTATGGCGGATATTCATAGTATAGGCAATCAGTGGGATTATCCACACTGGTTGCCTTATAACTATTGAGTATCCTTAGAGCGTGATTACGCACCAAGCACTTGGGTGAGTGATAACGAACTGTCCGAAGAAGTTGAGTGCGGCAAATGCACCAGCACCATCGTCAGTATCTGTTCCTGGCTGGACAGTGATGAGGTTGTCGATTAACAACTGGTATGGTTCTTTGGCGACTTCTCCACCATTTCCACCGTTGATAATCATATTGTTGCCGTTCTCGTCTTTGTTGTAGTTTCTCACTACCTCTGTGTTTGTATAGACCCACATCTTGATAGTAGAGAGATCACCAACATACACAGTTCCTTTTGGCATATAGGCAGAAGAGTAAATCTTGTCAAGATAGTTCTCATTCACAGAGAAGCCAATCTTGTTGTATCCAACTTCACCTTTGCTCTTGCCTTTTCCACCATCCACTTTCTGGAAGTATGTCTTGGCGGACAATTCTTTGGCGAGTGCCAATCTATCCTCATCGTTCATAATGATTACATCACAAGCGGAGTTATTGGCAGCTGTCAAGAGAATTGCTCTCTCGATTACATCAACCAATGATTCGCTGGAATCCTTAGTGATTGCAGTACCAGCAAGTCTGTCTCTTGCTTTGCTTCTGTTCTGTCCGAAGAACGAATCATTGGCAGAGATTTCCTCAGCAGAAATCCAAGCAGGAATTCCAACTGGGAATAATGGTTTTCCTTCATCTGAAGTACCACCTGCGATACAGAGCCATTTGTTGGCGATTGTTCCACCAACTACTGGATTGACATCTACACTGTAAGCAGACACTTTGAGAACTTTGGCTCTAACAGTAGAAGCCTCAACCTCTGGATCTGATTTGTTTGTCTTGAACACAATCTCTGAACCAATGTCAAGAGCCATAGTAGCAGACCTTGGTAAAGCAATAGTAGCAGTAGTTCCTGCTGTCAAATCAGCAGCATCGCTTGCCATTTTTGTCAATTCACCATATCCTGTATGATAGAGACAAGAAGCAAGTGTTTTGCGGAATGTCTCTGTAGCATAGAAGAACTTAGTATCAATGATAGGATTGTAAGCACCATTGTTAGTCTTACAAGCAAGTAAATCAGGTACACTAAATGGTGCTCCTGAGAACAATTTACCAGGTGTTACCACGAACTCGGCTGTTTTGCCTGTCTCGATAGCAAGCCTTTTGGCAACTGTATATTTGGCACTAACCGCACCACCTCTTGAATAGAGTGCAGCAAATGAAGCGGATTTACCTTCCACATATTCCGGCTGTAAGGATTCCAAGAAAGCATCATTCTTCTGTAAGAGATTAGATAATCCCTCCTGTTTGTAGATGTTCTTGAGTGTGTTCTCCAATGCCGCATAATTTGAATCGTTATAAAGAGCCATTTATTTCCTCCTAGTATCTCTTTGAATTAACTAAACCGATTTTCTTGAGCGAGTCCGCAACCTTCTCTTCATCAGGGTTGCCAACATTAATTTCCTCAGTGGCAGTTTCTTCCACCGGTGTTTCCTCAACTGTTTCAGAAGCAACAACTGTTTCTGCTTCACCATCTTTGTCAGTATCGGCTTTTACCTCTACCTCTCCTTCTGGTGTTTCAGTGATTTCAACAGGTGTATCTGGTGAAATACCGAACTGGGCTTTAATACCTTCCACATACTGCTTGAGATCAGATTCAACACCATCGACAATAGAATCCATATCAACGTTTGGATAGTCCTCCAACTGCTTGATAGAATCGAATGTCTGTCTTGTAGTGTCATATCCATCAACTCTTTCAGTAGCACTCATTGTATTATCGAAAGCACCAAGTCTTTCACCATACTTGGCTTTGAACTCGTCATATGCTTTGTCGTCAATATACTCATTTACTGGTGCCATAATCTGATTGGTGATTATGTCATTCAATGAGTCTATCTTGGAGTTCAATGCTTCGATTTCTTTTGCTCTGATCTTCTCCTGTTCAACAAGAAAAGTGATTGTTTCCTTGAACAATTGTAATGTAGAATCAATATCCATTGTATTCCTCTCTATATAATTTAGACTATTTCTCTCTATATAATTTAGACTATCGAACTTTTCACAGGATTGGCAGTTCCCTCATTGTCTGTATCAAGATTGTCTGGATCTGCTCCTTCAGAAACATACTGGTTGTGCTGGGTGACATCCTGGCTGTTTGCCTGCTGTTGTATCTCTCCCATACTCACCTGCTTCTCTTCAACTATTCGATAGAATTCAGTCAATTTCTGTATGTCCTTCTCATTGCTTCCACTGCTTCCCTCGGCTGCTCTAAGATTCATCATCATATTCACTATCTGTTCCTTCAACATAACCGCTGGGATATAGTCTGGCACTTCATATACATCATCATATATACAAGCGTCTATGATTGTCATTGTGGCATTGAAAGCGTTGTTGGCAACACTGTACCCTCTATTGATATCCGGCAATTCAAGTAATGACGCAATCTGGCTTGGTGGTATGATTCCTGCCTGTGCGAGTGCCTGCAATTGCTTCAATTTCTCGGACGGATCCTTGCTTAGGCTGTCTGCCGCACTGAACTGTATCCTCATCTTCTTGTATTCCTTTTCCACATCTCCCCATTTCAGTGATAGACTGTATCTGTTGGGTTCTATGATGGATTTGTCCTTGTTGATCATCCTCATCATCAGTTTGGCAAGACGAGTGTATGAACCAATATACTGATCTACTAATGTCTGGAACCTATCACTCTCTATGTCCTCCAATGTAGCCATTCCTACACCACTATTTACCCCAGGGGCTTTCTTGCCCTGTGCGGACAATTGTGATATACCAATGAAGTTGTATGCCTTCTCTATCTGGTCGTCTATCAGTGCGTTGTATTGCTCGGATATGAATTGTGGAGTCATAATCTGTGGCGGATTCTGTGAAGCACTGTCATACTGCAATACATTACCAATTCCATTTTTCAACTGTCCCACCTTCAAATTGGTTCCACTGTCTATCAATACTGTGTTTGCTGGTGTCAATTGGCTTGCTTCCGCAATCCTAATCATCAACTGGTCTATCTCATCCTGCATACCTTTGATTAAGTCTGTGATTGACAAACTTGTGTTTCCTGTCTCTGGTGTAGAATAGTATATAGGAATCACTGGACAACAATCGAACTTGGTTTCTTCCACCTTCTTCAATTGTCTATTGATGAAGTATGCCTTGGTCTTGTGCTTGCCGTTGTAATATATGCTCCAATTGCAGTAGAGACTGTTCTTCTCTTCCTTGTTCAATAGTTCATACACTTCATCAGGCAACAAATCAGTGGAATAGTTCTGGTGCTCTATATACACACTGTTTAAGTTGGTGGTTTCAGTTGGTCTGGTATATACTTTCCACGGTGGTAACTGCTCTACGTGTCCACTTGTCTCATTGAAGTAGATGAAACCTGTATCGTATATACAAGCATCCATAATAGCAGTTCCAATCTTCTGCGCTACATCCTCTTCCTCGAAATAGTAGTCGTAGAACAACTGCAATTGCTTGCATACTTGTATAGTCTTGAAAGAACCCTTGATGGTGTTGATGAACGGTCTAACCTTGCTGTTCAGCATCTTGCTTCTAACAGCGTCTATTGCGGACTTGATGATGTTCAGTTTTGGTACCACACCTATCTTGTCAGTTCCCAATTCCCACCAACCAATAGTCTCAGGATTAGCACTGTTCAAATCAGCTTGATTGGGCAATTGGTTATACAACGCATAGTTTCTTCTGTATTTAGCCATACGTGTTCCATTCTTGCCTATTAAGTCATTCACTTGTATCTGTACTTGCTTTCTATTGAGCATACTGCTGTCCTCCTGTCTGTATTGGCTGTACTTGTCCATTCATACTCTCCATACTCATACCAACCATTTGGTTGGCGGTTGCTTGTATGGAGTGATTGACTGCTGTATTCTTCTCCTGATTCTGCTTGATATTATTCCATATTTTGTTAGTATCTACTGGCAACATTGCTTAGCCTCCTAAGATAATCATCCGGATCTTTGGTGGTAAGTTGAACATTCAACTGTCCTGCGTCAAATGATTCCATATCATCTATCCCTTTTGGTGTATTGGTAGTGGCGATAATTGTATCATTAGGGTTGAAATGTATCACAGAACCATCTCCTCTAATCAACATCTGTGCAATCCCCTTGCCTTTGATCACTCCATCGTTCATATTGAACTCTTGTGAAGTCTGCACGTGTTCTATCGCTTCATTGAGCGATTGTATTGCTTCATCTGCTTGCCTAATGATGTTGGTCTTGATTGTCTCTATGTCTCTATCATTTAGTCTGGCTCTTCCCTGCGCAATTCCTTCCAAAGCTCCTGCGTTGGTATTGGAACCGTTTGACACGCTGTCCTGCCAAGATTTGCCACCCTGTATTCCAAGATTCACTATTCCCTTCAATGCCACCTCTGCATTTCCGCCTATATTGGAACTTGAAGCTTCACTGGCAGTAGAAGATATTGTCTGTGTGCCATCATACACTGCTCTGTAAGCACTAAGAATGGAAGCGGCATTTGTAGCAGCCATATTGGAAGCATCTGCTTTGACTTTTTCCCAATCTGTTTTCTGTTTCTGCAACAGTTGTATTGTAGCGGCTTTGTCCTTGAACATATCACGCGCTTGCTGTGTGAGTTCGTTCGTTGATTTCTGGTTCTGCAATGAAGTAGATTTGTCAGCGTTTATCATATTGGCACTCTTCACCCTCTCAACCGCACTATTCAAGTATTGCTCTGCTTTGGCTGGGTCTTCTATCAGCAATCTTGTGTATTCTGGATCATTGGTTCTGAGCTTCTTCTCCAATATTGGTTTCAAATCTACATTTTGTGTATTCCTGTATGAGTATAGTTCTTCTATATCTGCATCAGTAGCGTTTGGAAGTATAGTTCTAATCTCCTCGTTGTAGTTTCTTCTCTTGGCGGCTTGTTCAGCTCTTGTATCACCTTCCTTGATTAGGGATTTCAACTGGCTTGAGAACGCTTTTGGCGAATATTCCCTGCCGTGGAATCCTGCGTCATATCCTCTTGCTGTGTTGGCAACTACATCCAATATCAGTCCAGCAATATTCTTGATCTTCTCCCTACGCTTCTGCTTGTTGGCAATCTTCTCTGCTTCCTCTCTCTGCTTCTCCAACTCAGCCAATGCTTTCTCTCTGTCTTCTGGTGACAATTGGCTGGCATCTGCTTTGCCATTCAAGAAGTCTTGCGTAGTAGCACTTGGTGAAGACTGTGGTTCATTGTTGTTGGTAGTAGTAGAAGCAGTGGAACTTGTATTGGTAGAATTGGTAGTTCTATCGGCAATTATCTTCTCTATCCATTCCTTGCCAGCAGGCCCAGGTATCCAATCACCATTCTGGTAGTCTGTAATAGCCTGTTTTATTTGCTCTTCAGTTAGTTCATCTGCTTTGGCTGCATTGACCAATACTTTGTAGTTGTTGGTAGATTTGCGCTCTTCTTCTGTGAGATTGTTATATGCATCTATATACGCATTTGTGTTTCCTTGTCTGTTCTGCACAGCCGCTTTTACTGGATCTTCATTGGTAATTGTTGTTGCTTCCTCTTTTGAAGTAGCGTTGTCGTACCTGTGCTGTGCTTCTCCTTCAATTGAAGCGTTTGAACGAGTAGACTGCTCTATTGCCTGTGCTGTCTCTGTATCTCCACCTGCCAATATATTCGAAGCAGTACTTGTTGAATTATCTGCTAATTCCAATCCTCTAAGATTCTCGCTGGTGAGTGAGTATCCGTTATTGAGTGCGTTGGCAACTGTATCGTTCAGTTTGTATGTTTTTCCATCGTGTGTATATGTATCACCTGCCTTGTATTCCATTGATTTCCTCCAATTGCTTCTGTATGTCCACTAATTTTTTGCATACTTCCGATAGAACTGCTGTATTGGCTGTTGTCAAATGTCTTGTATCTACTGCTTTTGTTCCATCATCCATAGTAACCACCGCACCTTCTGTAATTGGGTTGGATTCCAAGTTCTGTGCGGACACTCCAATATGCTCTTGGTCATCACCCTTGTAGTTGAAGTCAAGTGTTCGTATCTTGGCGAAATTCTCAATCATCTCGCCTGTGACATCTTTCCAGGGAAGTTCCGCTGGTGGTATGATTGCGTCATCAACTGTCTTCTCTTTTTTGTATGCCTTGATTAGGTCTGTAATGTCGTTCAGAGCTTTGCTGTAATCTACTGGCTTAACTTCATTCATCTCTCACCTCTCAGCTTGGACAGTAATTCATCAGCTGTCCTAATATCTTTGCACCTTTCATCGGACAATGCAAGAGCACCAATAGCAGCAGCTGTTCCAACTCCCTGCATTATACCACTCATATTGCTGTTCTTCTGGTTCTGTATGTTGGTATCTATACCAGCAGCATTGGCAACCCTCTGTGCCTTTCCCTGTACATATGCTTGGTTGTTGGAATCGGCGATATTGGCGGCTGTTCCAAAACCACTATTGTAGCCGCTCTCAACTGCTTGGTTGGTTGCTTGCTGTCCTTGAATAGCACTGGCACCTCTGGACAAGCCACTGTTGCGTGCATTTGCACGTGCTTGTGCACCTGCTGTCTGTCCTTGTGCTTCTGCCATAGCAGTACCGTATTGGTTGCCTGCTTGGATTACTTTCTTGGTACCTGCTTCACCTGTATATTCTTGCAGTGCCTTTTGGTATTCGGCATCTGCTGCATCATAGTATTTGGTAGAGTATTTCGATCCCATAACTATTCCTCTCTATATAATTTAGACTAAGCAATAGAGTATGGTTCATCCTCTCTGTTTAGTGATTGCTCTACTATCACTTCCTTCAGTTTCAAGTGTCATATCAAGTATGTCGAAATCACTCTCTATCCTTAGTTTGATGGCGTTGCAAGAAGTGAATCTTGGAGTAAATTTCACCAACTGTTGTCCCCTCATATCCCAAGAAGCGGAAGTGATGTCTATGCTTTGTGTTTCTCCTTCCTTGATTACATCAGTGAGTGTGGATATAGTAAGACTTATCTTGCCAGCTTTACTGTTGCTTGTGTGATTATCTAATCTGACTATCACCCCATTCATATTCCCTTTCAGTATGGAACCAGTAGTTGGTATGTATTCAGTCTCCAGCACTAACTTGTCTTTCTTGTAGCCGCTCTCATCATAAAGTGCGTATATATTGTCCCCTATCTTGATGTTACTGCTGCTGTTCAATTCATCCGTATAGTCGCCTATTCTTGTGAATTGGTTGTCGTAGTAGAGTATTGTTCCATAGTTGGTAGTGAATACCAATGCATTGCCACCCAACATCTGCTTGTATTCTCCAACTGTAGAATAGTCTATTCCACTGGCATCCTTCAATTTCTCCACTACCATACTACCAGTGAATAAGTATAGGCTCTTGTCCATCTTGGCATACAGCAATACACTACTATTCACTACCCCAAGAAAACTGTATCCATCCATATTGAATACAGGAGTCTCCGCTTGTACTATTCCATTGCTGTAATTGATTGCATATATGAACTTGTCGTCATACCCATACAATTCACCATTCAGCAAGAATATGCTTCTACTGTTCAAATAATCCGCACTATTGTAGTTGAACGATATTAGGTTGTTGATATCGTTCTGCAAAGTAGATGAATTGAGACCATTGTATGTAAGTCCTTTGTTCAACACAGTTGATGATATTGTATCCAATACAGGAGTTGTAAGAGTAGCAGTGGTCGGCCAAACCATATCTTGCAGTGAATAGTTTTCCACTATGTTTCCTCTTCTAATACTCTTGTAGTATGAAGGATATTGGGTTATTCCTCCAACTTGATTGGTAGTAGCATAGATATTGATGTAGTTGTTGTAGTCATCTTCTACAATAGCAGTTCCTTGGTATTTAGGATAGTAACCAAACGACAATTGTTCCTTGTCATTGTATATGGTGTTGCTGGCAGGATAATTGCATCCATTGTCATAGGTTTTCCTAATATACCATTGTTCATTGTATCCACTTGCTACATACTGCTCTACATATGTAGAACCATCGGAAACAGTAGAGTTGTCTATCCATATTCTACTGTTGAAATCGTTGCTTCTGGAGAACAATCTTCCATTGCTCAAATCAAGCGTATTATTCTTGCTTGTGGTATTGAAGCATATATAGTCATCCCCCAACATTCCAACTGTCTGTGGCTTCTCTATTTGCTGTATCGTCAATTGTTGTATCTTGTCTTGATTGTCCAAGTAGTATATGCTACTGCTGTCTATATATATTATCCTGTCCAACTGAGCTTCCACTATGTTGCAGTCATACGCTATACAAGTCTCTGTATAGTTGTATTGATCTATATAGAACGGCTTGTTGTTGAATACAAACCGTGTTGGTATTGTGAATCCACCATTTGGTTTGCTTCTTTCAGTGGTAGTCTTGCAATATACTGTGTCCATCTGTTTCAATCCATCATAGTATGCCACCAAATAGTGGGATATGCTGGTAGTGGTTGTTCCTTTTGTTGCTATGTCCCTTTGTAATGAATAGCAATTCACTGCATAGGTACTGTCAAGTGAGTTTGGCAACGCATATACTTCTCCTGCAATCACTGCTGTACCGAATATTCTGTCGGATATTGTCTTATTGAATATATCCACGTCGTATGTATAGTAATCAAGAGTAGTATAGACTGTTATCTTGATGTTCGATACACTGGTGGAGACATATGAGAACGAACCTATCTCCTCTGCCAAGCTAATAGTCGCTATGATGTTGCTGTTTTCGTCAGTGAGATACAGTGTGTTTTTGTTGCCTGCAAAAGAAGCGTATATTGTATTCCCTTGAACATCAAATTCAATTGCTTCCACTACATTCCTAGAAAACGCATACTTGGATATGCTTCCAATATACACATTGTCTTTGAGTATGTCGAATGAATTGTTACTGTCCGAGTATGTATAGTTGCTGTCTCCTGCATATAACAGTCTGTCTTCTACTTGCTTGCTATACAATGCACCAAACCTGTTGTTCAACTTCAATCCGTTGGTGTTGTATAGTGTGGTTCCGAAATCTACACTGTTCATTGTAAGATTCAAATCACCAGTTAGTTCATATCTTATGTCTTGCATTACTTCCTCCTAATATAATCTGTTGATATTGAATATGTCATATACCCATCACTAATATAATATACACTGCTCGAAGATATCACTGGATTCTCATCAACCGAATAGTATGTATAGCTGCTGCTGTATCCTGTGATGACATCTTGCGCTCCAACTGCCATCATTGATATGACAAACGGCTTGTTTATGTTTCCTAATTTCGTCATAACCGTCTTGTTGGAAGCGAATCCGGATGTAGTCTCAATTGTCGTAAATAGAGCAATTGTTCCTGAATATCCAGGTAAGTCTATTGATGCTGTCTTCCAAAGCCATTCGTCATAGTTCGTAATCGTGTAGTAGAACGGATTGTTGCAATTAACTATAAAACTCCCCCTTGGAATAGAATACATACTATGAGTATTCGCATAAGTAAGCCAAGTACTTGAATGAAAGAAATTATGGTAGGTTGCACCACTTGGATAGTAGTTATACCTTTTATAAGACACGACTGCAGGATTCCATCCGAGTGCATATACATCAGCATCTCCTATGGTGTGAGAAACAGCTTCCGTTCTTTCCACACCCACAAACCTTCCATACTCATTCATCCATTTATAGTTGGAGCTTGAGGAAACCTGAGTGGTTGTGTAATCTTGAAGTAGTGTACAGTGAAAGAGTCTGTTCCTGTCTCCAGTTATCACCATAGGTACTATGTTGTATATATATCCAGCCTTTGTACCATACTCGAACTTAGCTCCTGTATCCCAATTCAAAGATACTGAGTAAGTAGCCTGCGTGTTCTGTATATCATAGGAAGTGCTGTTGAAAGTGGAGGTTGCTTGATTGATTGAAGAAGACCACAGTATTCCGTCTTTCCAATATGTCGATTTGGCATTGTTATCCACTGTCTCTGCTGGTAGTGTCTCCCAATGAATTGTAGAAGTAGGTTTCCTGATTGTGCTGAATATCATACTCTAACCTCCTTGGTTGTAGATACATAGTATTGATGGGTGATGCTATCACTGTGTAGTATATATGTCGTCTTGCTTTCTGAGAATGGATATGTATAGTGTATTGAGTAATACATACTGTCTGCAATATTGTGAGCGGATACCAATCCATCAAACTCTGGTACGATTATACTTGTTGTATTTACCGTCAACATTGTTGTACTGTTCTCTGTATAGGTTAAAGAAATAACAGGGTTCTCAAAAGACATCCAAGTATTGGCAGTAGAATAGTAATACGTGGAGCTTGCTGTTTCTTTTATGCTACTTGAGGAATTTGTAATAATAGTTTCGGAAATCAATCTAGCGTCAAAAGCGGTTGTAATTGTTTGGTCTGCTATCGAGTAGTTTGTTCCTGCTATAAAAGTAAAAGAAATCCTCGGTGAACTTACAGGGTTCCAATCTACCAAATAAAATCTACCAATTGAACCAGCTGAACTTGAGCCCTCCCAAGATGCTGTCATAAAATTTAAGTGAAATCCGTTGGCATCTGGTGTATAATTGGAAACATATACAGGTGTTGAACCAGTTCTACTATACGTTACTGTAGTAGAACTGTTTTGACGAGTTGATGAACTGCCTGTACTGAAGTACACAAACTCGGAAGTTGCAATAAAACTGAACACATTTCTTGATTTAGTAATTGTGGCAACTGTACTGGTACTTGTTCCTGCTGTTGTATCTACTGTGTATGCTGGTGTATATATGGATGAACGGTATGTATTGATTGTGCTATTCACCTCTCCACCAAACAATATGCAGGTTCCTCTGCTTGAAGATCCAATGGTGCTGTATATGTCCCCTACATAGTTGTTGGATACTGCAACATATTTCTCTCCTGTCTGCTTCCTGTTTGGATAGTATGAGTATTTGAGAGTGGTAGATAGAGAACCAAATGATGTCACTGTTCTTCCGTCAGGCAGTGATACAGTAGTTGAAGTAAAACTTGTGTCATACAGTGTGCCGATATTGTAGGAGTATGATACATTGCTAGTAATCACCGTTCCTCTTGCTGTTGTGGTATATGTTGTATTGGTGATATTGCTCATTACCCCTGTGGTTGAGTAAGTGAGAGTAGTGAGAGTGCTTGTGATGTATTGTCTTTCTACTGGTGAAACTGTGTTCCAACTAACAGAAGAAGTTGGTTTGGCTATATATTTCGCATCCATTCACCACCCCTATATTCATTCTGTATGGTAATCGATTCGCTTGGCTGTATACTGGACAAGTATTGGGTGAGATAATCGCTGTAACCATCCGCCAATAGATCGCTTGCTTGACCTGTCTTGTTGGTGAGCTTGACCGCTATAAGATACTCCAACGCTTGATAGAACAGATTGCTTGGCGAATTGAGAAGAACAGATTCTTGCAGTCCTTCCAAATGATATTTGCTGGACACTGGTCTCTTGCTTATTAGTTTTCTGTCACTCACTATCATCACTGGCTGGTATTCTGTGTTCATTACATACAAGCGTTCTTCCTCGCACCTCACCAACTTGTGCGTGTCTATGATACAGTAGGGATGGTTGTTGAACCAAGCCATCTTCAATTGCCTGTTGGTGAGTTCTATTTGATCACCGCCATTGTATGTATAGTATCCATCACTGAACGCATATATGTGCTCCAACTTGCCGTCTGTATAGTAGTAGTCTCCTTCTGGCAATTCTATATCATCCATATAGATGTTGCCATATTCATCAACTATCTGCTTCTCTTCTGTCTTGTACTGGTAGTATTTGCCCTCCACTATACAAGGTTTGTCTATCTGGGTTTCGATTACATTTGTTCCCAACACATACAACGAAGTGATACCGTCCTTGACTATCAACATACAATTGTCGAACAGTGCTATATCATCATACTCCACTGCTGGTATAGTAAGTGAGATGGAACTATCGTATATGTCCCTGAAATCGAAGTAGTCTCCACCATCTATCATATACAGTGTATCATCTGCTGCTGTGATTGACTGCTCATAAGGAGAATCCCTTACCAATTGTTTGACGAACAGTGTCTGTGGTTTGGGATAGTATTCTAGTGTATAGTTGGTGAGCGGATGATTGTTGTAGTATAGTTGATTGTCTTGTATATAGTAGTCCAATGGGTATTGGCGATACTGGTCATACACCCTGTATATCCTATAACAATCAGTTGGTATGATATTGTATGCTCTCTTGATGAACTGTGGTTCCCCTGCTTCAATTGCTTTCTCATACAGTTCCACCCAACAATCATTGAGCAATGTGAGTTCCTCGTCGTCTGTTATGAAGCTGGTATTCTCCAAGTTGCCTATCTGTCTGGCTCTGTCCAATATATCTCTGGTGTCATATACTATCATCTCTGCTTCCTCTCTATATAATTTAGACTGTCAAGTATCGTAATATGACCACATAGACTGCAAACTCCTCCTCCTCTATAACATTTGTGATAATCGGCTACGTGAAAGTCTTTTACAGGTGTCAATCTGTTGCACGAAGAAACCTCACCTTGTTCTATATATACATAATTTACATCACGAGAACAGTATTCGTTGGTAATCATTACTCCCCAGCCATTTTCTCCATGTTTCTTGAGAAATTCATTTCGAGTGTTGTAATAGTTTCCATCTACAAGATATCTAGGTTTCGGTTTATTACTAGAGCAAGCTTTACCTGTTTTATTTGTATCTAATAAATCCTCTTCTACCATATAAGCTACTCCAATCTCTTGAGCTCTTTTGATGAATTCATCAATATGAGTAGCGTTTGAGAAAGAAACAGTCTCAATCTTGAAATTCTTGAACTTGTCTTTATAGTAGGACACAGACTCAAAGAATGTATCTAAATCTGTAAATTCAGGGTGAAAAGAGGCTGTGATTGAGAGTCTACGATCTATTGGCAATGGTCTTGACAAGTTTGTAGTAATATTGATTCTATCAGCCTTTAGTTTGGATATAAGTTCAGAGAGGTAAGGGAGTATAGTAACTTCACCTCCAATTAAATCCACTTTTACAGGCTTATTTGTTTTAGCTTTAAGTTCATCAATAATTCTGTTGTAATCATCTATATATTTCAGGCAATTCTCGTCATCAAGCATACAGCCTTCTTGCTCTATTGTCTTTCTACGAATACAATAACTACATTTATAATTGCAATAATCTGTGAGTCTCAATTTGATTGTAGCGTATTCATCCAAGTCTATTATTGTCATACTTCACCTACACCAACATCTTTCAGACCAACTGCACGCATATTGCTGAACCTGGAAGTAATTTTATGTAGTCATATGGCATTATTGAACCCTCACAGCTCATTGTGAATTTTAGAGTGTCACTATCCGCCAACAGATATACATCAACAAAGTTATTTTGACCATAAGATTTGTTGAAGCATTGATATATTGAGCGGTAGTGTACTGTGCCTGACTCTAAAGTAATCCAACCATAGGCCCTTCCTAATCCTTCATAACCATATCCACTGTTTTGAAGAGTTGCATAAAATAATGGAATCCTAACGTGATAAAGACATCCTGAAACTACAGGAAAAGTTCTTGAGATACTGTATCCAATTGCAATCTCCAAATTATTCAGATTTGCTGTTCCTATAACGCCATAACTACCGCTTGGTGAAATATTATTATTGTTGATCATGAGTACACCTCCGTTGTATTGAGATAAGACACTACGAACACTACGAATTTTGATTCTGTTGAACTGTTTTCTTGAAAATTGAGATTCCAGCCTGTTCTATTATATAAATGCAAAGACACATTTCCAGCTCTATAAGGAGCTCTTAAACTTCCTGAAATAAGTTGATTTCCTGAGGCGAAAATGTTGGCTCCACAGCTACTTCTCCACCCAAAATTCCAAGTTTTGGAAGCCCCTGGACTATAAAGTTCTACAGTCAATCTTATATTATTTCTAGAGGTAATAAAATCTATAGGGTTCGCACTTCCCATAAAACAAGCAATTGTGTAGTAAGTTCTATTAGATACTGTAGCTATATCCAGATTTTCCGAATAAGTTTTCATATCTAAATCACCCAGCACATCAGGTGAAAAGTAAATTTCACGAGCATATTCCACCTTTGCTCCAGGTCTATTCAATATTGCTACTTGCTGATTGATTTGTGACTGTATATCAGACATTTCTGTATTTGTTGCTACTCTCATTCGTATAACCTCTCTCTTGATATCGTTAAATAATTTGGTCCTCTAAAACCTAAAACAGCAGAAACTTGATATGGCTTATAGATTTCAAAATAAGTACTTGCATTTATGTCATCTCTTGGCCACTCTGCTCTATAACCCTGCAGAGAATATGAAAAAGTTCCAGCTGTAGTACCACTACATTTGATTGTAATCATTTCTGGATAATCGCTAGCTATTGTATAAGTCATAAAATCATTACTATACAGGTCTTGTGTGAAAACTATATAATTACCTGTACTGTACGTGTTACTATATACAGTCTTGTTTGCTAGTAATTGATCAGAGCTGTTCTTAAGATCTGACAAAGCACTAAAAGTCGAATGTATTTGATCTAAAGCCGCTTGTCCTGCTTTCTGTATTTCATAAGCTATTGCCATAATTTCAACTCCCAAAATAACTATTCCATTGGCTGTTCGTGATATATACAGTACCATCAGAGTCTATTATACTCTTGATATAATTCAAAACAGCTTGAAACGCTTTTCTAATTTCTTCTACCATATTAGGATACTCCATTTATCTTCTTGAGCCAAGCTAATATTTTCTGTAATTCAGCCAAAGTCAACTTATTTTGAGGAATATTGCTTTGAACTGTAGAAAGAATTGCCTGACCTGCTTTCTTGATTTCATCTGTTAACATATACCACCCCGTCTTCAACTATAAGCTAAAGTCCAATTGCTAACGCTCCAGTTATGGCTTGCCAATTGATTATTCAAAGCAACATTGATATCATGTTGACTTGCATTTGCTGCTGTACCGATATTAGACATAGCAGTTGCTTCTATCACTCCTGTTGTAGATAAGTCTATCTGTATGTTGCCATTAGCATCAGGAGCTTGGTTATTGACTGTCTTTACTTTACCAACTTGAGTAAGAAGATTGTTGATTGTATCTGTAGTTCCCTCATAAGTTGCTTGTAGGTTACTACCGTCGAGTGTAACAGCTCCTGTTTGTCCGTTTACGGAAGCAACTGCATTAGTGTTTCTTGAAAGTGTCCAAGTACTTCTATCCCAAATAATCCAGTCACCAGGTCTGTATATAGTAGAGCCTATCGTTCCCTCTACACTTACTATATAGAAGTCTCCTGATACAGTTCCTGCTGCTGGGAAAGAACCTGTGGAAGCATCCCAATAGCCCTTGAATATGAGTGCTTGAGTTGGCATTTGTTCTACTGGAACATGACCGTTTGCATCAAGAGTTGCAACTCCATTAGCAACTGCTTTCTGTATGAGTGGTATGAATGTATCTGCATAGGCTTTGGTTGCCAATTCTGTGTCTACAGCATAGACACGATTGTTCCCTACAATATACACTCTGTTCTCCACTGTGCTTGGGAGTATATCCACTTTCTTCACTGGTGTGCCTTTCTTGTGGTCGTATGATTTAAGTATGTCTTCGTCTATCAGTTTCATATCCTATACCTCCACCCAACTATAATCTGCCATAGTTGATAATTGAACTGCTGTATTACCCCAATTGATTGTATCTGGTGTATGTAGTGAAGTAGAAGCAGTGATGTTTGGGGCTGTGATATCACCTGCTTGCCAACTACCCTCATCCACATCTCCCAGTTTGGTGATTGGTTTGGAACCATCACTCCACTTGCCATCGTAGTTGTATAGAGTGGAAGAATCAATGAGATTGTTTGGATTGGCGTTTGTATAATCGTTGTGTATCCTCTGCTTCCACTCTATACCATTGCTTGAATTGGATAGATAGTCGTATTGAGCACCTGTTGATTCATTGTTAGTGTCCCTAATAGTGGTTGGTGTGATTGAATTGACTACTGGGTTTGTTGAATCTGGTGCTATCTTGTATTGTCTTACTCCATCGAAGTACCAAGTTCCATTAGTGTGATTGTCTTCTGTTGCTACCATATAGAAGCTGTTTGGAAGCATTGATTCTGGCATTTCATCAACTATGTATGCTGAGATTAGTATATCACTGTCCGGCATAGTGATTGCTGTGCTGGTCATTGTTCCTTGTGTGGTCGCTACGTTCAATTCTACTGGTTCTGAAGCTTCTGTGGTTATCTCTCCAACTGTATCTCCCAAGAACACTACATTGTATGGAGCGGTATTGTCCAAGTAGATGTTTGTGGAAGTATTCTTTCCGAAATCGTTCTTTGTGAAGTCTATCCTCTTGAGTGGAAAGTCTGTACTAGCCATACTCCAAGACACAAGAGTATTGTTGGTGATTGTAATCGAATAGGTAGTTCCCTTGATTACAACCACTCCCTTGTAGTTGGGGATGGTCATCTTCATCAATCCTTCCTGTATTGGCGTTCTATCAATACTATTGTTGTGTATAGCCATAGTATCCATTTCTGCTGTAGTGATGGTAGTGGCTTGTACTGTATCCGCTTCCACCAACTGGGATTGTATGGTTGCCAATTTCGCTACTGTTGCTACAAGCGTATCTATATCGAAACTGCTCATAGTGAGCGTATCTGCTTGTATATCAGTTGCTGTGATTGATTCTGCTTGTATATTGGCAGATTGTATGTCTCCTATCAGTGTGGCTATTGTTGCTGTATCCGCTATCAGGCTATTGATTGTAGCAGTAGTGGATTGCAAATTGGTAGTAGTGAAGTTGGACTGTATCATCTGGTACAGTGTCGTGATTCTTTCTTCAGTAGCTTCTATCAGTGGTTTGAGTTCTGTGATTGTATCAGAAGCGGATTGTTCTATTGCTGTGTATGTTTGATTGAACTGCTCTATATTGCTTTCACTATGAGTAGATAAGGCATTGGACAATAGATGTATCTGCTCTTCCAATTGGGCTATTGACTGTGCGAGAATATCGTATTGCTTCTTGTCCAAGACTGGTTGGTTAGTTGGTGTATCGTCAAATATCATTCTTCAACTCCTGTATTTGGTTCTGCAATTCCTGTATCTTTCTCTGTAATTGCACTATTACTTTATTAATCTCTTCTACTGTCAGTTCCTTAATCAGCATATTTACACTCTCCTATATATATTGTCCAATTCCTTCACCTTGGTTGATTGTCTGGTTGCAATCTCCATTTTGGTGCCATCAGTTAGATATATGCGGAACAGCAAGTCTGGGTCTTCATTTACCTTCTTGACCAACTGTTCCAAATATTCGTAGTCTATCGATTTGTCTAGCAGCCTCTTCTTCTTCTTGTATTCATTGTATATCTTGCTGCTCTCCTTGATTGCTTCAATCAGACACGTTAATCTATTCATATCGCTTCCTCTCTATATAATTTAGATTATCACCCCACTGTACCTATATCCTCTCCAACTGCATCTGTATGTTTGACTGGCAGTGGTTCTCCGTGAATATCCACTTTTACCTCACACTGCTTGAACTTGATATCGTATCGGTAATCAAAGAACATCTTTCTTGCCGCATACAATAGAGCCATTACTATATCTCCGTGATATAGTTGATCATCCATCACTGGTATCACATTGTCTTCACTGTCTCTCTGATACAAACAGTGGTGGAATTCATCATCCAAGAACAATCCTTGCTGAACTGTTAATCTTCCACTATTCACTTCCTGTGCGAGTATATCTATTGCGTAATCCTTATCGTATTTGTATGCATTGTATGCTGGGAGCTGATATTTGATCTTCATATCAACTGTGATTGCCTGTGCGTTGGTATCTGCATATATTTGCACATTCGGGGTAATCTTCCTTGCTTCATCATAGTGTTGCTTGACAATCTGGCATATATAATCAGCACCTGCGTGATTGAACTTGTCTTCACGAATTACTGCTGCTATTTTTCTTTCCTTGTCGTATGCCAACGAAACTACCGCATTGTAGGCACTGTCTCCATAATCCACTCCTATCACTATATTGGTAGGCTTGAATGACAGATTGGTATGATAGTGTGGTTTCTTGAAGATGAGTGCTTCTGTATCCCAAGCAAGCTCTCCATAGAATTCCCTTCTTATGAACGGACTGTCTGGGCTTAAACCTCTGCTCTTAATCTGCTCTTCAACAAACTCCTTTGGATTTGGCAAGTGGGGATTATCGAAGAGTGTCCAGTGCATCTTGTACCAATCATTGTCTTCCTTCCACAATCTTGTTGAATAGTGGTCAGGCAATCTACTTGGGGTTCCTGTAAGAACAAACGTACTGTCTACATAATCGGCAGTCAATGGAATGAGTGTCTCAAACAGCTCATCCAAGTTCTTCTGGTGGCCTATCTCGTCTATGATTACAAGCCTGGCTTTGAAACCTCTCGCTTTTCTTGCCTGGTCTTTGTTGTCATTGCCAAAAAAGCGTATTGATGAACCATTTCCGAACAGTATCACTCCCTCACTTCTACTGGTTCCCTTGTCCTGCACATCCACATCGTTTTCCTTGGCTACTCTCAATACCTCCTCGAACATCTGGTCTTTTGCGTTGGAGACTGTGAGATTGTAGTAGAACATAGGGGTTTCTGGTTGCAGTGAAGCCAAGACAAGCAATCCTGCATTCAATGTGGTCTTTCCGGTTCGTCTTGAACACAAACAGTAGATTCTTCTTCTGTGGTTCATATACTCCATCATTACTTCCCTCTGTTTGTCGTAGTATCCCTGCATTATACGGAAGCGCATAAAGTCCAGATTCTTCTTCATCATACTGTTCTGCTCCATATCCAATTCCGACAGTGTATTGTCAGGCAAGAGTATTTGAGCCAAGTGCTGGCCTGCTTTTGAATCTGGTCTTTCTACTGCTATCTTCATATACTTCTCTATGAACGCTTTGATATAGGCATTGCCTTTCTTGTCCTCTTTGAGCATAGTCTCCCTCAGTGTTTGATAGACTTGCTGTCTAATAAGTGTATTTGCTTTTCTGCTCTCTACAGTTTTCTTGTGTTGCTCTGGGTTTTTCAGATTTCCCTTTTGCTCATCGAATTGTTTACTGTAATTATCTGCCATTACGTTTCCTCCACGCTTTGACTTGTCTACTACTATCCACATTTACCCCATCATAGTGTAGTTTGTGGGCTTCTGTCATCATAGTATCATAGTCATAGTCCAACCATTTTGGCTGTTCTCTCATATAATCAAAAAAACTGCCCTCGAACGTATTGTGTATTCTGGCATCGCTTCTATCCAATACCGCTTCATATGTTCTAACAACATCATTGTCCTGTATTTCATCATAGTAGTATAGAAGCTGCTCTCTTAGTTCCTTGCAATTGTCCCTAAGCAATTCCCAATCTTCCACCAATGGTTTGTAGTCTGTGCTCATTACCGTGATTATGAAGTCGTAGAGATTGAAGAAGCTGTATATTGTCATATTGAGCAACCTCATCTTCAATTCCTCGTCTTCCTCTGGGGACAATCCTTTCTTTGAGCAGTAATCACGCATATACTTGTAGATTGTATTGCTGCTGTTCATTGTAGAACCTGCCAAATGCTGTCCGTAATATGGGTCTCTTCTTGATAGGCTGTTGTAGTTTGGAATCCAATATCCTACAATGAAATCGTGGGTCATTATCCTCTCCCAAGAATTGTCTTTGCTGTTCAAGTAGTCGAATATGGATACGAACAAATAATCCTCACCCTGTCTTCTGTTGATCTGGTTGGGATACAGTGTTGCATCGTCTATTCCTTTCTCCAACAGAAATTGGCGGTTCCATAATCTTCCCTGAACCCATATGCTGAACTGATCCTTGCCTATATCATTCTGCTGGCAATTCTCATCGAAGCTTCTGAATATCGCTCCTACACAACTAATCTTCTTGGTGGGATTCTTGGAGAACTCTTGGCGGAGTATATCAACATACATTCTCACTGCGTTTGGAGCAAGCATATCGTCATCATCCAACAATATGCACCAATCGTATTTTGCTTCCTCCCTCATACCGAAGATTCTACTTCCTCCTTGATAGAGTTTGTAGTCGCTGTTCATATATTTCCTATTATCCACTATCCTAATAGACACCTTGTCAAGATTGTGCATATATAGCATTTTGAAACTGTCCGATAGATAGTAGTCATACTTGTGTGGATGATTTATATCATCATTCATAATTATCAGATCTATGTTTGGTCTGTCTGTTTTTCCCAAGCATTGCTTAACTACGCTAAGTACACTGTTGGAATTGATTTCTATGTCGCTGTATGATGGGATTATTACACTAACTCCTTCTACCAATTGTTGTTCTGCCATAATTCCTCCAATGTATCTCTAACTCTATGCTCTGGCTTCCAACCAAGAGTTGTTAATCTGCTTGTGTCCAACGCATACCAATAGTCCTGTCCTTGTCTGTTTGTGTCTATCACCTCTATATTGGTTCCTGTAATCTCACTCACCATATCATATATCTCCCTAACACTCCTTGTTTCATTTCCTGCGATGTTGTAAGTGGTTTCAGTGCCATTGAACAATATGGTGTCTATTGCCGTTGCGGCATCCCTCACATCTATCCAGGTTCTAACCGCTTTTCCACCATCGTCCATCTTGAATGGTGTGTGATTGACTGCCGCTTCAAACAATGCTGGCACCAACTTCTTGCTGTTGCCGATATGTGTAATCTCACTCTGGTGTGGCCCTATACAATTGGTCATATGGGTAATCACTATATCGAGATTGTAGGTGTTCTTGTATGCCAAACCCATTGCCTTCTGTGCCATTTTGGAAGCCGAATAGGGATTTCTTGGATTGACTGGACTATTCTCATTGACATACTCTCCAACTCTGTAATCATACACTTCGTCCGTATTGAATAGAAGCACTCTTGCTGTCGGATTGTATAGTCTCACCGATTCAAGCAAATTGAGCGTATTGGCGAGATTGTTCCTAAGATAGACCGCTGGCAACAATATACTCTCCGCTACATCTGTAAGACTGGCTAAGTGTATGATATATTCTGGTTTGAACTTCAACATCCAATGCGCTACTACTTCTCCATCACACAAATCCAAGTTCTTTGACTTGTCTATGCGGTGTATCGTGTATTTGCTGCTGTATTTGTCTATGAAGTATTGATAGACTTCCCTGCCTATCATACCTTCCGCTCCTGTGATTAATATGCTACTCACTCTGCTTCTCCTTCCAAAAAATCTGGTGTGTATGACGCAACATCTTCACTCAAATCATCCAAACTAAGCGTTGTATCGTTCAACATTGTATTCTTGTTGTATAACGCTCTCATTGCCAAAAACGAAGCATACCCCATCAGTCTGTTGATTGGGCGTTTCTTGCGGTTCATCAAATCTATAAAGTAAATTGCCGCATCCTTCGCTCTGTCGTCAAAATCTGGGGTCATCTTCTTGATTTTCTTGTACATACACACTCTAATTGCGTGAAGTATATCTGGGTATGCATCCCACATATACTTGATATCTCCTGTATCCAAAAACTTCTGCTGGCACTCTTGATAGTGCTCATCATTATTATATTCCACTACACTCTCCTATATAATTTAGACAAGGCTACTTAATCGAACATACTCATACACCAGAAAAATAGTTAGAGCAAACATAACACACACACTAAACAAAGAACTGAGAATCATCAACTTGATCACATCTTTGCCTGCGTACCACTTGCTTTTCATTTCACGAATCAACTTAATCATATCTACTCATTCTCCTATATATATTATTTTACGATTAGGCCAATAAAGTTGAATTAGTAGTTCTCATAGTCATCATACCAACTGTGATACTTCCTCTTGTAATATCCTAACTGAGCAGTAGTGAATTCATTTGCTTTCTTCAAATATTCGTTCTCACTTGCTAATTGCTTGTTCTCTAATTTCAATATACCATTCTCTTCTACAACTTCTATATTCTGCTGTTTAAGTCTGACAATCTCTTCTTGATATGCTTCATTCATTAAATCAAAGGCTTGCTTCATCTTTAATGCTGGTGAAAGATTAGTAGAAATAGAACCTTTACTTTCAACGTAAAGGTCTTTGGAAGAAGTAATTGGATTCTTCTTCATACAGTCCAATAGAATAGTTGTTTCTGTTTCATTCCAATATGTTGGTTTTCCATTCTCAATCTTCTTGTTTGGAAGACATTTTCTTGCGTTCTCTAATACAACTTTTGTACTTGTGTTCAATTGATTTGCAATTTGTTTGGTTGTCATTAATTTTTCTTTTGCTATTTGTTTCATATTTCTTTCCTCAATACTTAATCACTACTATATTGGCTCGGCTGTTTGAACAGTTGCTCCAATATCTCCATCTCATCTCTTGTCTCACTACTCCGCTCTTTGGGCAACTGCTCTTTGTAGGACTCAAGCAGTTCAAGCAGTTGCCTTGCCAATGCTATTATCTCATCCATTTAATACATCTCTTGCTTGTGCTTCCAGTTTGGCTACTCTCTCTTCCAATATCTCCACTTTCTCCTCCAATGTAGGTTCTCTTGTAGTGCTGGTGAGTTCAGCCTTCAAATTGACGATAGTGGCTTCCGGATAGTATTTGTTGCTGCTCCAAAAGATGAACACGTTTCCGTCTTTCATCTTGCTGATATAGTGGTTGTTCTTCAAGTTCACCATCACACTCTCCAATCCTTCTTTGGCACACTTGGCAACCAATTCATCGTATGGGATTGGTGCATTGTTATACTGCCTCACTATACTCTGCCATCTGTTAATCATCTCAATAGTCATAATATCATTCCTCCATATATATTATCTTGCGATTAACCTATCAATTCACTCCACTGTTGCTTAGTTGCAATTTCTGATATTCTTCATCATTAGTGTATTCTTCCAATTTAATTCTCCTATTTACAACAGAACTATCTTTGTTAATTCTACACGGTAATTCCAGTTGGATTGTTCAACTAAATCAACTTTGTAGTTGATTAAATTAAATCCTAATTCAAATGATATTCTTTCCAAGATTTCCATTACGTCTAAGAAACCTTTAGGACAAATACCAGTTGGTATTGAGATATTAAATTGTTTGTTGAAAGCAACAAACTGTTCCTTCAACATTCTTGCTGTAACTAATGCCCAGTCTTCTTTGGATAGATCACTGTAATGCCATTCTGTTGCAATTACTGCTGGTCTAATTACTTCATTCAACTCTTCTTCTGTAAATACGTAACCTCTAAGTTTCTCAATTTCTTCTCTAATCATATTAACCTCTCCTGTTTCTTTCTTGCAATCTCTATTACTTGTAACAAACTACTCATCAAAGTGTTCATTACTTCAGTGTCAATTACATTCTCAAGCAAATCAAATTTTACATTCTGAGCAAGTGTAGTAGCCAAATCTATTACTTCAAGCCAGTAATGATCATTCACTGCTCTATTCAATGCTTCATAGTAAATATCACTAATTTCTGAATCCAAACCAAATTCCTTGTAAATAGATTCGTATTCTTTCTCAGCTACTTTCAAAAGTTCTTGTAATGTGATGCATTCCATACAATCTTTAATTGTTGATACTTTTTCTCTCATTTACTTCCTCCTACAACTTTACAACTTTGCAAACAACATTTGTAATACGAAATTTGTCGCCATATTTTTCACTTAATATCTCTCTCAAATCTGAAAGCAGTGTTGAATGTGAAGTAAATCTTCCTTCTCCACAAGCAATCATTTTTCCATTTGGAGTATCATACTTAATTACAACCTTTTTCTTACAAAAAAAATCAAACATATTTTAACCTCTCTTTGTATATTTTAACTTTACTATTCTCAAATTAATTGAATTAGTAAATCTCGTAATCATCGTAGTAAGAATGATACTTCCTTTTGTAATATCCTAACTGAGCAGTAGTGAATTCATTTGCTTTCTTTAAGTAATCATTCTCTTCTACTAACTGCTTGTTCTCTAATTGAAGTTGTTTGTTGGTTTGTTCTAATCTCTTTGCTTCACCAACTGCCCTTGTTTCATTTACATAGTGTTCCATCAAACATTGCATTGCTTCTACATTACCACTATTAATGATTTCTTTCAAAGCAATATCATTACTCACTGCTGTTGTAGTTGTTTCTTTAACTAATTGGGAACCGTTTCCCTGGTTAGTTTGGTTTCTCATCAACCACATCTGGAATTGTTTAAGAACAGCTTCCCTGTATAGTTTCTTGTGACTTGAACCAAATACAATGAAATCTCGCTCTGTAATCGATTGCGGAGCGAAATGTTCAAATGAACTAATTGACACTTCACACAATTTACAAATATCTTGCCAAATTTCTAATTTCTGCTGGTGTTAAATCATTAATATTCATTTGTTTTTCTCCTTAATTTTAGTTTTAGTATTCTTTTA